GCTAGGTAAAGAGAAAAGTTTACCAAATAAAATTTTGCGACCAACGAAAGTTGTCAGAACTATTCCATTGGAGGTTCGTCAAATTATCAGTGATTATGCTGTTGGCGAGGTTAACGTATTGGAGGAAGACTTGTCTTCCAAGGAATGGCTCGCCTGGTTGGCTCGGATCTGCTTTTTCCAAGAAGCAGTGAACGCAGAGCTAGAGAGGTGGGATGATGTCGGATTGGATATTCCAGTTAAGCAGTTGATGCCAAAGTCAACTGTCTCCACTTATATTGGATGTTATAGATTTAGCCCGAGATCAGTTCTTGACAACTTGACCGACATGATTCAGAAAAAGAACGCGCTTGTAGCGCAATTGATTTTTCTGATGATTGTCGGCTCGATACCCACGGTCTCCAGTCAGGAGTGTGAGAGCTCCCAACTGGTGATTTATGAGGAATATATAGGAAGCTGGTTTGCTAGACTAGTCGATTATATTATGTACACGGTGGGGCCAGAATTAGCTCCCTATGTACGCATTTTTGCACCAATCATTGTGTTTGTGCTTCAATGCCTCATGATGGCCGGGGTATGGTTGGTGAACGTCTTGGCAGGTATCTGGATTTATATCATAGAACTTGGCTCGGCGTACACCAACCTGGATATGGACACACGAGCAGATTTTAATGTCGCTGTAGGCATTATCATCTGGGTCGTGTTGATATGGCGATACAGGCGACATAAGTTTATACTTAATGAGAATGCTGTGAGAATTAAGGGTAAAACCCTCAAGTCTTCAAAACTTGAAATGGCGTTTCCCGATTCCGAGTATTATCCCAGCAAGCGTAGGCAAGTGGGAGCTGTTATGGCCATGGCAAAGTCCAAGGATTTTAGGATTCATGGGGTATTTTGGCGTTATGAGGACTATCTGGTTACGGCCAGGCATGTAGCTAATTCGATCCATACTGGTGAATTTGATTGCTTTCTTACTGATATTATTCAGAACAAAAGAGGTAACTGGTTCATCAATAAAAGGAAATGTAAGAAGCTAGATAAAGAGTTCTTTGAGCCCGATGAGAATTTAATCCAGATGAGTACAGTTGATCTATTCGTTAAGAAAATTGATTGGACTGGCTTGTCTATCCAAAAGAGTAAACTGAAGACACGCAGTGCTTATGGTTTAACCATAAACTCAGTAGGTTTTGTTGATGAGCTGCTTGTGACAGCCGTGGGCTATACGCGTAAGTGTAAAGTTATGCACGAGATTGTACATACAGCGTCGACAAGCCCTGGGTTTTCTGGTTCACCTCTGTGCTGTGGGAATTCAGTGGTTGGTATCCATGTGCGTAACGAGAATAAAGAAAATGTCGCAGTGAGAGCTGAGATATTGATTTACTTGTTGCGTAGATCCCAGGAGGAATCCGTGGATCTTCAATTGGAAAATTCTGGTGATTTTAAAATTGAAAAGATCTACGGGTTTGACCGCATGGAAGGGAGAGAAGTCGAAAAAGAATCTATGTATGGTATCGATGATGATATCATGTGGAGATCCAAAGCCGACGGTCGAGTGGGTTTTGGCCCTAAGAACAGACATGACAAATCTTTTGGCATGGCTGAACTTAAGGACAAGCCCTGGTATGATTCTGATGAGGAAGACTCGGATTACGAGTTGGAATCGGCGAATCCTGCTTACGACGTAGTTGATAGAAGGGAACCTGTTCATGTTCCGAAACGAGTTAAGACCACTCATATGGCAACTTCACTGTTGAGTATAGATGAGTTAAAGAGTCTTGGCTACGATCCGGAGCAGTTCAAGTACCCCGAAGTGACTGCCGAGCTCGAACGAACTTCCACGATCAAGCATTTAAAATTGTTCCATGATAGAACTAATGCTATTGAGAAATCTTTAACTGAAGTACAAATCAACCGGGTTGTTAGCATTGCGACTGAACAACTGGCGGCGTTTAGATTTGTGCCGAAGGAAGATTATGATAGCGAGGAAAATCTGAAGTCAATTATTAATAGCTCAAGAGTTAAGGACTGTAAAAGTGCTGGACACCCTTGGGCGTCTGTTAATAAATGGCCTTTGAACAGAGATGTGCTTGAGAATGTCCCAAACTTCGATAAAGAAGTTTTGAAGCGATGGAATGAAGAACCAGAGCTGAAACTACATATCAAGAATGAAGCGACGAAAATCAAGAAAATTGCAGCAGGAATGCCACGCATTGTAATGGGTTTCCCAAATCACAAGCTGGTACAGAATGCTGCGGTTTTTGGAGATCTCCTCGAAACTGCTTTTGATAATTGGGAGGAGACACCGGTCAAATACTTCTGGACTGCAAAAGCTCCTGGAGCTGTCCAACATATCGCCGACTGGCTCGGAGAAGGACCATATTATGGCTCAGATAAACCCAATTGGGATTATATGTGTCATAAGTGGGTTTCTGATCTGACTAAGCGTGTCATCAAGAGATTGGTGGTGCGCCCAATAGGTTGGGATAATGAAAGATACTCCAAATACATGGCTGACATCGATTTGTGTTTTGAACAAGCTTTCGAAACGCGAAAAATGCGACTTTCTAACGGCGAAATTTACCGGCCCACCAACCCTGGCATCATGCCTAGTGGTTGGTTAATGACTATTATGGTTAATTCCATGAGTATGGTGGTAGGTGATATTGCTGTTAAGGTTAGCATGGGAGTGCCCACAGAGACCATTAAGAGAAATCGAATGGTAGCTGGTGGCGATGATGTTCTTCAAACCATGCATGGAATAGACGTGGACTTGTATGAAGCTGAATCTACAAAGCTTGGCTTCAACAGTTCATTAGAACGTAATGAGTCTCTTGATGGGGCTGAATTTTTCTCTACGATTATGTATAAGGAAAATTCAGTATGGAAATTTAAACCTGTCCGACTCACCAAACACGTAGTGCAATGTTTACATCAAAAGGATGACGAGATTCCTGGTCATCTTGTAAATTTAATGCATGATTGGGTTTGGGATGATAACGTTGTCGAGTTGTGGAGAAGGGCCTTCTTGAAAGGTCATCAACTACAACCTGGTCTGTTCCAACTTAAGAACTTACCTGATGTGGAAACACTTCGGGCTAAGGTTCTTGGGTATGAGTAGAGTTTTTGCAGGTGAAACTCAGAGATCATCTATATAATATAAAAACAAAATAAAAATCGAAAATAACAATAAAAACAAAATAAATACGCTATTTCTTTTCTTAGATCTCTGAGGGTTGGGAGGTGGTGAATATTAAAATGGATTATTTGGACACTAGTGCTGTCATTGGACAGAACTATACAGGTCCTTACATTTCAAATGGTAAGTTCCAAAAGAGTGTCTCTTTTGGAGATCGAGCACCCTTAACCGTGCTCGATTCTTATTCAAGACTGCACGACACAGTGTATGCTCTTTATGAGCCTGGAATTAAAAGGAAGGCGGCTGATTCGATCTACCATGATCGAGCTAGTCAGTTGCCGGGGGCGCTCCCCTCTTTAGCAGGAGACGCAGTGCTCTATGGGAATGCTGGTTTGCATTCTCTAGGTAACCTAGCTACTTCTGTGGGAACTGGTTTCAAATATGGAGGGCCGATAGGTGCTTTCGGAGGCTTAGTCTACGGCGGAGTTGAAAACATGATAGATCTTTATGACTACATGACTCACGCAGACGAAGCGAAGAAGGATGTCCTTAAGCTCGAAAGTTTGGACCCGTACCCGCAATTCCAACTTAGCCCCCACATCGATGTTACAAGTTCGACGAAGCGGAACCTGATACCCACCGAATACTATGCCAGTGACGGCATAAATGCAGAAAGTATAAATGTAGATGGCCAGCCTAATGGCCCCACTAATGCAGTTGTAGGGAGTGTGGTTGATAAGTCCGGGAGCGCGACTTGTGCGTGTGAACCCGATTGTGGAACAGGTACACTGTCCAGTGTTTCACCGCCAACTCAATGGTTGGGGGGTGGAGAATATAAAACTATGGTTAAGAATCAAAAACAAAAACAAAACAAACTAGCTATTACTGTTAAGATGCCTAAAGCACCTAAACAGAAACCTAATAAGCCTAAGAACAAAGCTAAGAAAATGGCTGTGACTGAACGCTCATCAGGTGCCATCAGCTCTATAACCACAGCGCCAGTTGCCATTGGTAACTCGGTTCGCGGTAGTGAGAGTATTGTTGTTGGTACTGGTAAGAACGGCATAATTGTACGTGGAAGAGATTTCATGTTCGCCCCAGTGGGAACGGGTTCCGTTACCACTTGGACTTTGTGCGGGGGTTCGCCCTTAAGTCCAGCTGCTTTCGCTGATACAACGTTAGCAAATTATATGCGTATTTACGCTAAATTTCGCTTTCGTGCTATAACAGCGCATTTTATCACAAGTTCGCCGACTTCGGCAAACGGAGATGTCATGTTCTACTATGGCAAAGACAGATCTTCTGTCTTTTTGAATCAGACTAGCACGCAATTGCTCGGGTTTGTTTTATCAGATCCCAATACTGTTATTGGTCCTCAATGGACAAATCACAGTGCCCAATTGAAAGTGAGCGGTGATTGGAAATTAACCGATTACGGCATGCATGATGGTATCGAAGAATACGCAGATGGAGAGTTGTTCCTGTTATCTAAAACGTCAACAACGGATTCACCTGGATACGTACTTTTCGATTATGTAATTGAGTTCGCAGAACATCAATTGCAACCAAGATTGCTTGAATTTCCGATTCCTCGCATTCAATGGAGTCAAGTCAACCTTGCTATCACTTCTGTTGCGGTAACGCAAGCAGATAGTGTTTCAAGTACTCAAGGGTTACAAGTTAGCGGAAACAATATTTCCGGTACAGCGTCAGCTGTTCCTTCTGGCACACAGATTGGAGACATCTTCAAAATGGTGTTGGATATTACTAACTCGGCTTCTGGGTCTTGGACTGTAGCAACTCCAGCATCAGCTTGGGCCATTAGAACTAGCACAGCTGGTTCCGGACCTGCGTTCACATTATCTGATGGCGTTACTTTGTACGCTCAGTATAGTGAAGGCAACCGATGGTCCATCTTTGCTAATCCTACTGCTGCATTTGCTGGTGAAATTGATCACATGGGTATTGTTTGGAGAAATACAGGCACTACCACTATGAATGTGCAATGTTGGTTGTCCTATATTGGGTCTGCTGGTTCTAAGGCTTTTGCGCCTAACTATTAGTCGGTTCTTCACCGGACCCGTCAGTCAAGACGTTAAAACAATTATCCACGATTTACGTGGTTAGCGTGCTGAATGCTTAATTCAGTAGGGTGATTATAAATTGCAGGCTGAGCTGCAACCCTGTTAATCTGAAAGTCAGCTGGTTGGGAGGC